TTCAGCAAAATAAACTGGATCCTCGGCACACTTCATATACTCCTTAAGCATTTCAGGAGTGAACTCAATTTGTTCTCCTACCTTTTTAAGATATGAATTACCTAAGTATCCGCGGTCTATCATTCGTTGTTATCACCTTTAATCATCTTTAATAAATCGGCGGTTGATACAATTAAGTTATTATTCGTAACCTGTGTGGAAGGACCTGCCTCTTCTTCTTTCGCATATCTTTTCTTTGTTGACATTTCAACATAATCTTTGTTTGCATCAAGTAATGTTTTCATTAATGTAGATACAACTTCAAATGCTCGAGGAGATTCAGATTGTTTCGCAATTGATGTCATTTCTTTAACTGCATCATCACCAAGATTAATAATATTCTCAATGTTTTGTTTTGCTAATTCAATATCTTTTAAATTTTCTTCGGCTTCTTTACTTATAACAGCAGGAACTTGAGCTACACTTTCTTGCGGTAGATTCTTAACTGAATCTACACTTTCTTCAGCTTCGTCGTTTGTTGTGAAAGCATTCGCAGGTAAGTCAGGAAGTTTATCTGGATTTAATCTATCCAATGCTTCTTGTCTTTCTTCTTCGGATTCTTCGAGAGGTCTCATGTTTAATGCTTGTGCTATTTTATCATCTTTCATAATACTATTTATCCTTCTTCAGTCATCTTCCAATCACCGTCTTTATTTACCCAAGCACAAGATTTTCTTAAAGCTGATGTACTAAAACGATGGTCTCTTTGATTGAAATAAAGGGCAATACCTTTTCTTTGACAGACATCTTTTCCTGTAAATTGCTTTTGACGATATTCTTCTCCTAAGATACGAACATCAATTGTATATAGTTCTAATATATCAATTAAGTCTTGCTCTGTTTTATAAGGAATAATCTCATCAACATAACTTACAGCTTTGAGTTGTGTATATCTTTCAACGATAGTTTGAATAGGAGGGTTCTTTTCTTTCGGTCGGTCAATAGAAGGATCCATTTGTAATCCTACCATTAAATAATCGCATTGTTCTTTTGCATCTCTCAGCATTTGAACATGTCCTGCATGAAGTAGGTCAAAGCTACTACAAGTAAATCCAATTTTCATAATATTGTATTCCTAAAATTTAACTGGGTTCAGTGTCTGATATCTGCTCGACGTAATCCCAGTTGTCATCAAATTCAATTAAACTATAATCAACTGTTTGTGTTATATCTGTTGTTGGTTCGTTGTTTGCTGTCATACCAGGTTGTATTGTTTGATATTCTTCAAACTCAGTATTCGCAAGAGTATCAGTTGCATACCTTGTATCAATAAACCTAATTGTATTCTTATCCTTCTCAGGACCGAAGAACCAACCTTTCATTGTAAAGTTTAGTGTATATACGATACTTCTTCTTGTCGTGAAGGCATCTTCATAAACATCTTCACTACTTACACTCGATAAAATTAAAGGTATATCCATCGGCTCCAATCCATCAATCAATCTCACAGTGCTTGTAAATTCTGGATTGAAGAAAGGTAAAATTTGTTCTAATAATTTAACAGCATCTTCATTATACTTTGCCATAATGTATAAACTGAATCCCATATTATATGGAGTACCTGAATATACAAACCTACGACCACCGTTTACTTCGTCAACAGCAGTCTTTCTTATTTTTCTTGTTGGCGCAACTTTTCTTTCAGCATCGTATTCAAAACTTGTAAGCTCAAATGCCATACGAGGTAATGTCATCGCATAAGGTTGACCTGCTGCTACATTTCCTTCTGCGTCTAAACTTGCTCCACCTAATATGGCAGGGTCTTGGTCAAGCCTTACTAAAATCTTTTGATATGGACCATAAGAGATAGGTACAATCTGTCTCTGATTGAGAGTCCCATCAGTACTTGTTCTTCTAACTTCTAACTGATTAAAATATGTACCAAATAAGGCAACATATTTACGAATCGTTGAATTGTAAAAATAATTTGCTATTGCCATTAGGTATCACTTATTTGTATATTTTCACTAAACGGATCCACTTCTGAGAAATCAATAATACCATCAGCTTCTAATTCAAAGTTGAGATTTCCTGAGTTGTCATCAGTAGATGCGAGTGCGGTTAATGTTGCGTTGTTTGCATCAATAACGATATCAGTATTATATGCTTCAAAGTAATCATCAATCTCAGACCTTCCTGTATTGAATCTCTGATTACTGTATTCAATTAATTCGCAAGTCATATCAAATACTTGTGTCTTGCCCATTTGATAGAATACGCTTTCGTGTTCAACAAACTTAATTTCAAAAATCTTTTCGTTGAGAGGGAAATAAATTAAATCACCTTCTCGTGGTCGAATAAGTTCAACAACTTCTCGAGTCACATGTCTTTCAAAAGTTCTGTTAGCAACTGTAAGAGTTAATTGGTCTCGGATTTGTAAACCAAACTTGGATAGGAAATCGCCTTCACCTTCAAACCCTTCATTATTTTTAACATAAGCTTCAAATTCAAATGTTTCGTTATATTCAGGAAAGTCATCTTCGTTAAAGATCTTATCACGACCTTTAATTGCTCTACTGATATAAATGACATCAACACCATACTGCTTGATAGATTCAATAACTAAATCATCAATAAGTTCTTGCTCTGAGAATCTTGAGTAATTGTTGAAGAATACGTTCGTCGCCATTTACTTATCCAATATAGTTATAACTGAGAGGTTGTAAATTCTGCACTGCTTCTTCTTCCATTAATCTCCTCTCTTCCTTTGCATCGGAAAGTATTTGTTCTCCGTTAAATGATACACCGCCTACAAGTTGCATACCTGTAAACTTAGTTAAATTTGAACCCCATTGTTCTTTGACTAAACAACTTGCATAATTCTGAAGCCAACGGTCACCCCAAACATCTGCATAAGTAGATGGGTCAATGACATCATATGCTTCAATAATAATGTATTCACCAACAACGAGTAAGCCTGGGTCTGTGTCAAGATATAATCTATTTACATGTTTATTATAACGAACCATTGGTTTACCTACAAGCATCTCTTGTAAGAATTCCAAATGAGACATGGACATATAATAGTTTGTAATATTATATCCTGTGATGTCTTCAAGATTATTTAAGACGAATTGATATTGAACATTAAAGATACCTGAACCAGTAGAAATACTTGACTGCATATTAAAGATACCTGAAATACCAAGTAATCCTGCTGGTAAATCAATGTATCCGTTATCTTTGTTTTCTTGTGTGATTTGATGTTTTAAATAAACAAGCTGACTTCCATTATAATGATAATCTCTCCAATAATCTACAGCTTCATCAATACGATCATCTATCTGTTCATCTGACACATTAATATCAATGACAGGAGCTCCGAGCTTGCGAAGTACCCAGTCCTTGAATTCTTGTCTTGTTGTTGGTTGTGCCATTTTAATTTACTCTTTATTTTTATTATTTATCTTTAGTACGAAGCACTAGCATACGCAGCAACGCTAATCTCCGCCTTATATAGTAATGTATCGTCATAACTCCCAATTGCTTTTACCCAACATTCAATTTCGTGTATTGTCCACTTTCTTGAATCTTCTGTTCCACCTGCTTGTGCACTTGCATCATTGTTAATATTTACTTTTATTCCAACGCTATCGTTCGGTACATCAATTCCTGACTGACCACCAATATTGTGTAAACTAAACCAAGTATCATTTGTGTAAGTACCTAATGATTGAGGAGCACCTGATGATGCACCATTGTAATGATATTCTTGCATTGAAAACGAATGGGCTCCATTACCAACTGTTTGAACAGTTGACATAGTATGTTTAATTTTTATTTGGTCAGCAGGACCAGGATAAGTTTGTCCTGATATAGCAGAATCGTTAAAGTAGTGTATTTTACTTCCATTAGTTCCGAAAGCCTGAGCAACACCAGCAGTTGTGAAAGCATCAAAATCTTTAGTTGTAGTATCACCGTTTGCGTTACTACCATCATCGGTTGTCATAACTGTTAAACCGCCACCAATAGTATCATAGTAAAAATCAAAGTCAACGTTAACGTCAACTGAGCTCACACTGTCTTGTCTAAATGCAAAGTAATCTACATCTACTGTTGTAGATGGGGCTTGTCTGTGATAAACATTTCCTGCTGGGTAATCGTTTCCTCCAACTCCACCTGAGCCTGCAGTATTTTGACCACCTGCGATTGTATTAAATGAATGTGATAAACTCATATTTTCCCCTTACGCTGTTCCGTTGACTTCCCAATAATAATAACCTGTTGCTATAATATTTGAACCATTTGAAGTTGAAGAAATTTCTATTTTCATCAATCCTTCTAATGTACCAACGCCAGTTCGTGGTCCAGAAACTCTATATCTAAACTGCGGAGATCCTGTTAATGCAACCCACGTATTTATTGAAGCACTATCAGATCCTGATGTACTGAGAGTTATTGGGAAAGTTAGAT